GTCATCAACTTCCTAGTGGCATCAAACATGAGATGGGCACAAGTCCGGAACTTGTTGCGAAGGATCACTGAAACTGACACTAGGAATCACACATGGAGAATCGACATGGCAAAGAATGGGGGCAGGAATCGAGTGGAGGTTGATATTGACAAGTATACTTGTCCAACAAAGCTTACTGAAGACCTGAGAAATATTGGCTGGGATATGAAAATCATCGGGGTCACTCATCCACCAATTCAACACCAGTTGATTCTGTTTGACAGTCTCAGTGGGACAACAGATCAGGCTAGGAACCACTTCACCTATCTTGTGCATCCTTCCGTTGGAGTAGATCCTCATCTGAGATATCCCCACTTCTCAATGCCTCAATCAGCACCATTCTTAGGGAATGTCACTCCTAGCGGGACGGTAGGATCTCCTGTCACCATTGATTCCAAGAATATTATTACTAAGAACATCAAAACACTGCTAACTCTGTTGACCACAGTCTTCCTGGAACCCATCGAGAATAGAGATGCAGGGCGCATTACATTCCATGATATTATCTGCCATATATTGAGGTTCTATACAAAGATGACACCGGAGCAATTGAGACCTTTCCAGTCCAGTCGAAGATCTGGAACACGAGATCATCATGTCGCCATGCGGAAATACAATCTCCAGATCATCCCGAATTCAGTCAAGAACATGATGTCCATGGTCACAGCCGCCGTCAACACGTACCAGGAACTAAGGTTGACAAAAGACAATTACAGGATCAATTTCCTTCAACTGATGTGCCATGCCTCTGCTGTCATCATGATGGATTGGAGTTTTCCCGATACGATCCACAACTTCGGAGAATTTTGGGGAGTGCTAAACAAGTGCCCCGAATGCCATCTCCCAATTCAGGAGCCTAATTCCTCCTTCAAAAGCAAAGCCATCTTGCATGTGGATCCATCGGATTTTTCCTCTCTTAAGAGTGACATCCGAGATGCGACGAAACTGATTGAAAATTATCTGGCCGAAGCAGACACAAAACACGAATACCGGATCATCACTAACCTGACTGAACCCCCATTGGAAGATGCCCAGAGAGTATTAGCAGGTGAGCTGTCACGCCTCATGATCCAACATAGGACAACCATGACATATGTGTACAATGTGATGGTGCCCACAGCATCTAACTTATCTGACCTGGCACAGCTAAAGGCTAGAACGGACAGAACCAGGTCCATCACTGGATCTGAAATCGCAAAAATTCCAGGATCTATCCTTGCCGAGGAACTCATACCATACGTAGTGGATTACACATACCACATCTTTGATTTGGATGATCAAGTTAGGATCTCTGCTTTATATCAGAC